ATTAGATTTCGTTGACGGAAGTACGGGTTTTGACGATGGGGTAGATTTAGTTTTTGACAATAAAACTATTGATGTTAAAACGATGGGAAGAAATACCGATGTTAGACCCTCATACACTAATAATTTTGTAAAACTTCAAGATTATTTTAAAACAGAAATTTACATATTTTGTAGTTTTAATAAAATTAAAAAAGAACTAACAATCTGCGGTTGGATTGATAAAGATAGGTTTGTTTCTAAAAGAAATTTTTACGAAAAAGGTTCAAAAAGAACAAGACTTGATGGAACAGAACTCACTATCTTTACTGACACTTACGAAATTGACAACATTCATTTAAACGATGCAAACAGTATAGAAGAATTAAAAACACAATTAAAGAATTTTAAAAAAACAGACGTGTCAAAAGATTTAGTTAGAGTACAAGTTTCTTCTCCAAGAGAAAGTGAAAAATCAATTGGTGTTTTGGTAGATTTAGTTTTTAATGAAAACGGGCTAAATACTTCGGCAAGTAATTTACAATGGTTTCCTAAAAGCCTATGTACAATTGAAAAAGTAGAGCCAATCGACAGAACTAAAAATTTACCAACATATTTTTTGACTGCTCCAAAATGGCTTATTGAGAAAAATATTAAAAAAATAAATTATGGACTTTAATGTAGGAGATAGAGTTATTTGCATAGACTCATCAATTAAACCTGAAGCGGTTGAAGAAATAAAAAGAACCGTACCTAATTGGGTAACTAAAGACCAAGAATACACTATCAGAGCAATAAACACTAATAGAGGTATTGCAACGGGCGTGTTGCTTGAAGAAATTGACAACCCTGTTATTTTTATTAAGTTGATTTGTAAATTTCAAGAACCTGCTTTTGCAGAATGGAGATTTAGAAAATTAAAACCAAACGAAAGTATGGTTGAGGTAGTTTCTGAAGTTTTAGAAATGGTTTAATATGTTGGAAATAAAAAAATTACTATATTTGTTTTTTAAAATTAATTATTATGGCAAATAGAACAAAAAGTGATTATGACAAAATGACCAATGACGAATTGGTTGCCATTATAGACGCTATGAATAGTAGTCAGTTTTCTTTTGTTGATGTTGATACAAAAGTTAGATATTTTTTATATAAATTCGGTACTGCATTTGCTGATGCTATAAAGGGAACAAATTTGTTTTTTGCAGGTGTAGTTGCTCAATCAATTGCAGAATCAGGATATGGCAAAAGCACTCTTGCTTCAAAAGCAAATAATTTTGCGGGAGTAAAATACATAGCGTCTTTACACCCTGCATTTTTTGAAACAAACACCAAAGAAGTTGTTAAAGGAAAAACTATTACTGTAACCGCTAAATTTGCGAAATTCCCAACCGCTTTAGACGGTGTTAAAAATCATATTGAAACTTTAATGAAACCTCGTTATGAAAAAGCAAGGTTAAATGCAAAAACTCCTGAAGAACAAATTAGAATGATTGTTGAAGCAGGTTATGCTTCTTTAAGCCCAACTAAATATGTAGATATAATTAGAGGCAATATTAAAAGAATCCAAAACAAAATTCCAATCGGAAAAGTTGTTTAATTAAAGCAAAATAAGATGAAAAATAAAGTATTAAAATATAGTCTAATTGGTGCGGGTTTTTTAGCAGTTTTTGCATCTACTCTTTACTACATTAGGTTAATGAAAATCAAGAAAATAAACGAAACTAATGCAAAATTAAAAGATGTTTTGCAGATGATTGATAATGTAAAATAACAACAAAAAAAAACACCAATGAAACTTATTATCGGAATCCCAACAATCAACAGAGCCGACCTTTTAAATGAAGCGTTGGCTAACTACTTTGAAGATTTTAAAAACACAGAAATCGTAATCTGTGACAACGGAAAACAAGAAATAATTACAAGAGAAAGAAATTTTGTAATTTATAAACCTGAAAACAATTTAGGAGTTTCAGGAAGTTGGAATATGATTATGGACTATGCTGAAAAAGTTAAGGGGACTCACGTCTTAATGCTTAATGATGATATTTATTTAGGTAAATCCGAAGAGGAAATAAACGCTATAATTAGACTATGGAAACCTGAATTTTTATGCACCGAACTTAATTGGTGCAGTTTTATACTATCGGTAGATGCCTACTTAAAGGTTGGAAAATTTGACGAAAACTTTTTCCCTGCTTATTTTGAAGACAATGATTATTTTCGCCGTATGTTGTTAGCAGGTGTTACTATCACAACTAACGCTATGTTAAACCCTGTTATTTACAGAAATAGTATGACTATTCAAAAAACCCCTGAATTAAATAATGGGTTTGAAAAAAATAGACAGTATTATATCTCTAAATGGGGAGGTCAACCAACTCAAGAAACATTTTCAACTCCCTTTAATCAATAATTAATGGGAAGTGTTACGGAAAAAAGTAAATTTACTTGTGTAATTCCTTTTTACAATGAGTGTTTTGAAAGCGTAGTTTCAAACGTAAGAGAAGTTTTAAAAGTAAAAGAAATAGATTTAGTAGTTATTGTAGATGACGGTTCTAAAAGCATCGAAACTTATGAGATTTTAAAAACTATTTTTATCAATAGACCAAATATTTTGATTAAGAGATTGCAAAATAATTTTGGTAAAACTTTTGCTATTCATCACGCTTTAAATTACGTTCCTGACGGAAATGTTTTTTTATGCGATTCTGATTTAAAAAATTTAGACAATCAAGAAATAAGCCAAGCAATAGCGAAATATGATTTACTTGGTTTAAATATGCTTATTTTAAGACGAGTAAACGTAAGTTTTTTTCCAAAAATAATCAGGGCTGATACTTTGTTGTCAGGAGAAAGAATATTGCGAAAAAAGGATTTAGTAAAAATAATTCAGTCAGGTGTAAAGGGTTATCAGTTAGAAGTCGCAACTAATCAATACTTCTTAAAAAATAATCTTCAAAAGAAATGTTTTTGGTCGCCAAGTTCTGCGGTTAATAATTATAAATATAAAAAGTTCAAATTTTTTAAAGGTATGTTCAAAGACCTAAAAATGTACTTTAACATTATTAAATTTGTTGGATTTGATAATTACATAAATCAAATTTCAAAGTTTTGTAAACACAACGTATAGCAACAAAATATGGATAATAAAGATTTAATTAAAGAAGCAAGAGATAGAGGGTATAGAGCAGGTACTCCTATTAGGTATGTTGCTCACGCCATAGACTATGTAGAGGGGAGTTATTTTGAAGTAGTAAATGGACAAGTAAAAGCATATCGAAAACCTAAACACGAAAGAGTTTGTTTTGAAGATATGAGGCACGATACATTATTTGACGGGAAAAAATGGGTTGAGATAGTAGATTTATCCAAAAGAACTGAAGAACAAAGAAAGGTTGACCAAATTCACGGAGATATATTCCAATAAAATAAATCGCTATGGAACATAGACATAAAAAAGTTTGCGTAATCTTACATTTATATTATGTTGATTTATGGGGTTATTTTTTACCTTATTTAAAAAACATTGATACTGACATTGATTTGTATGTTACCATAACAGATGGTAATTCAGGTCTGTTTACAGATATTCACGATGCGATTATTTCGGAGTTCCCCGAAGCATTTATTTATTCTTTACCTAACAGAGGAATGGACGTTGCGCCTTTTATTTATGTTATGAATGATATTTTTTTAAGAAGACGAACATACGATGTGATGATAAAACTTCACAGTAAAAAAAGTTTGGCTCACAGTTACGAACTTGGAGAGCGTTGGAGAAATCAATTAACAGATGCCTTGTTAGGTTCGCTCCCAAAATTACAAAATGGATATTTTTCTTGTGTAGGTTCTAATCACACTATGGTCGGTAGTTCTGCTTGGATTCAAAATCAAAACGTATTAGGGTATGAGCAACAGTTCTTCAAAGAACAAATAACTTTTAATGAATACGAATTTGTTGCAGGAACAATGTTTATGGCTAATTTTAATTTGATTATGGATTGGTTTGTATCAAATAGTATTTACGATAGATTTTACAAAGAATTTCAAGACGGCTACATTGGGGACGGTTCAATAGCGCATCAACTTGAGAGGGTATTAGGTTGCTTGGTTAAATTAAGAGGAAATTATATTTTAAAAGCATAGATTATGGCGCAAGGTGTACATAAAATAACGGAAGATTTTGAAAAAGAATTAGCAAGATATACAGGTGCGCCTTATGTCCTTTGCGTAGATAATCAAAGCAACGCATTATTTTTGTGTTTGTATTATTGGATTCAGAAAAGAAAAAAAGAACATAAATCAAATTTCAATTACGTTGAGGTTATAGATGTTCCTCAAAGAACTTATCCGTCTGTACCTTGCGAAGTAATTCACGCAGGAGCGCAAGTAAACTTTACAAAAGTAGAGGGCGAAACCATAAAAGGGGCGTATCAATTAACACCAAGTAATGTTTGGGATAGCGCATTAAGGTTTACTGCTGATATGTACATTCCTGAATCAATGATGTGCGTTTCTTTTACGGGGGCTTACAAGCACTTTAAACTATCAAAAGGCGGTGCAATATTGTTAGATGATTTAGATGCCTACAAATGGCTGAAAAAAGCCCGTTTTAGCGGAAGAAGTGAGTGTAGTTATCACGAAGACGATTTTGACGACAATCCTGTTATTGGTTGGAACTTCTATATGATGCCCGAATTGTCTGCAAGAGGCTTGATGCTAATTGCGCAATTTTATAATGCTGACGGAAGTAAAAAACAAAACGAAGATTTGGAATTGCCTTATCCTGATTTGAGTAAATTTAAAATTTGGAAATAATGGAAAATCATAAAAAAAGAATTTTACTATTTGGCGGAGGAAATCAAGTTCATTACACAATTGACATAATTGAAAAAGAAAACAAGTACGAAATTGCAGGAATAATTGACTCCGTACACCCAATCGGTACAGATAGATATGGCTATAATGTTTTAGGGAGGCAAGATGATTTAATCGGTATTGTTGAAGAACATAAAATAGATGCAGGATTAATTACCATTGGAGATAATTGGTCACGGTCAATAGTTTATAATGCAATAATAAAACAAATGCCGAGTTTTGAATTTGTTAACGCTATACACCCGTCTGTAATTATGGGTAAAAACGTTGAGTTAGGATTTGGAGTAGTTATGATGGCGGGGGTTATTGTAAACCCTTTGGCTAAAATCGGAAATTTTACTTTTTTCGCAACAGGTTGTCAAATTGAACACGATTGTATCATTGAAGACTATGCGAGTGTATCAGCAGGTTCAGTAATGGGTGGATATGTTACAATAGGAAAGTTTTCAGCGATTACTTTAGGAGTTACAATATTAGACCGATTAAAGATTGGCGAAAATTCAGTAATAGGTTCGGGAAGTTTAGTTTTAAAAGATATTCCAAATAACGTATTGGCTCACGGTAATCCAATAAACAAAGTAAGGGCAAGGCTAATGGGAGAAAAATTTTTAAAGTAGAAAATATGTACAAAGAATTAAAAGAAACAGGTATTTGTTTTTTAAGAAATCAGATTGATGACGCTTTAGTTGAAGAGTTAAGAAACGCAGTTAGTGTATCATTTGTAAAGCATAGAGATATACAGATTGCACTTAAAAACGAAATTAATTCAGACGGGGTTGCTTTGAATGTTTTTAATGATGATTTTGCTTACATAAAATTGTTGGAAAAATTATTAGAATTAGGTATTATCAAGGATATAGAAAACAACTTTTTTGAAAGTAAATTTATTTTAAATTCCATTAGTGCATTAGACAATAAACCTAATAGCCCTAATTTTTCAGCGATAGTACATAGGGATATAAAGTTCTTTTCAAAAGACTTGCCTATTATGTTAAACGGATTAGTATTGCTTGATGATTTTACTGTTGAAAACGGTGCTACTATGTTGTTGCCTAACTCTCACAAAATTGAAGAAAAACCAACTGACTTTTCATTTATAGCAGATTGTATTAGAGCAGTAGGTAAAAAAGGAGATATTCTTTTGTTCAACTCAAACATTTGGCATTGTTCAGCACCGAACAATACTAATGAAAGCCGTAGAGCAATACCTATGACTTTTTCTAAATCTTGTATTAAACAAATGTTCGATTATACTAAAAGCATAGAAACTGAAATGATGTACAATTTTTCAGACGATATGAAGCAGTTATTGGGTTTTGATTCGAGAGTTCCGTCTTCACTATACGAGTGGTACTTACCCGCTGATAAAAGATTTTATAAAAAAAACCAAGATTAAAAAAATAAAAAAATGGACATTAAAATTACACAACATTCTTTGGATATGGTAAGGCAAATCGCTAATGATGTAGCGACATTCCACCACCATTATCACATACTTTTTGACATCGCATCTACCTTTGGCGATAAGAAAATTAACTACGTTGAAATTGGCTCTTATGCAGGGGGAAGTTCTTGCCTTATGCTACAAAGATTAAACACTACAATCATTAGTGTTGACTTGGGAGAACCAATTCCTAAAGCGGTAGTTTTTGAGAATATTATAGAATATAAAAATAATAATAATTATTATAAATATATTCAGGGAAACTCTCAAATTCAAGAAACAAAAGACAGAGTTATTGAAACATTAAATAATTCTAAAATTTTAGGTTATTCTGATAAGATTGACATATTGTTTATTGACGGCGACCATAGTCTTGAAGGAGTTTTGAACGACTTTAATTTGTATAAAGATTTAGTTAATGTTGGAGGGTATATTGTATTCGATGACTATTATGATGACGTTCATAGCCCTGACGTTAAAAAAGCATTGGACGAAATCATATTGCCAAATCTTGTTGATTTTGAAATCATAGGAACTTTTGAAAATCATTTAGAGGCTTACCCAAGCGAATTGAAAGACGGAAACTGTTATGTAATAAAAAGAGTTAAGTAATGACATTAGGGGTTACAATACACACATATCAAAGGGCTGACGGACAAACACCAATTTTTCTTGCTAAAGCAATTCAGAGCATCATAAATCAGTCGTACCAAGATTTTAAAATATTTATCGTTGGCGACAAGTATGAGGATAATCAGGAATTTGAAGATATTATAAACGGCTTCATAGAAATACCTGAAAAGATTGTTTACGAGAACCTGTCTTTTGCTCACGAAAGAGATAAGTATTTAGGAGTTAATAATACGGCTCTTTGGAATTGTGGCGGAGCAAACGCAATTAATCACGCCAATAATTTGGCTAAAGCACACGGAATTACCAAAGTTTGTCATTTAGACCACGATGACCTTTGGCTTCCGAATCATTTAGAGTTAATAGCAAATGCCATAGTAGAAAAAAACAACCCTGCTTTCATTTACACATTAAGCAGGTATTTAGATAATCCCGTATTTCCTGCAATGGAAGTTGACGGACAGATTGTTGAATACTATCCCGCATATTGTCAGTTAATACACAGTTCGGTTTATATTGATTTAGAACAGATACATTTACCTTACAGAGATTTATGGGCTGAAGAGGGTAGGTATTTTCCAAGTGACGGAGATTTATGGGACAGAATAGCAGAAAAATGTAAAAAAGAAAATTTAAAAAGTTACGTTATAAGACAAGTAACTTGCATACACGATAAAGAAAATCATTAAATATGGAAAGAATGTTTACAGACACAGGATTTGAGGTTACTAAATTAGTAGGGAATGGACAAACTAAATTTGTCGAAACAAGAGCGGAGGCAATTAAATTGACAGAAAGAGCAGGGTATTTTTATACCGTACTTGATGTTAAAAAAGCAATTATAGGTTACGGAATACCAAAATAACAACAAATAAAAAAATGGAAAAAACTCACACAATTATTTATGGTTCATCTGATGATTTAGTAGAAATTGACGGTCAGATACAAGCAGAGTACGGCAACTATACACTTGCCAAAAGAGGAATTACTTTTGAATGTTCAGACG